TAGCCTGTTCTCGTTTCTGAATAACGGAAATAGTACCTCTGGCAAGCGGCTAGTTCTCCTTGGATTGTTCCGCCAGCGCGCTTAAAGGAAGTTGCTACTGAACCAAGTTCCAATTGAATTCCAGTAATGAAAACCGAGTCATCTGCTCCAGCGGTTCCACTTGGTACCCAAGACACATTGAAAAATGCTTGTGTGATGTTTGAGGCAAAAGTACCAGTTACGCTAAAACGCTGGTATGAAGTAGTTAGTGTTGCAGATGTAGAAGCAACTGTTGTTGTGTAAGCATAAGGTTTTGCATCAGTTCCTGTGCCTGATGCTATTTGATAATTGAGATTTCCACCTGAATAATTAGCACCTTTTTTTGCCCAAAAAGAAAGTGTTGCAGTTTGACCAGCAAAACGATAAGAGTCGTTGCTTTCTAAGCCGTAATAGATTTCCATTGATTGAGTGCCAGTATTTCCAGCGGTGCGCTGCCATTGCATTGCATACTGAAAGCCTGTAGTTGATGAGGTTGTGCGGCTTACTGTTGCTCCTGCTGCGTCACCTGATCGGTTAATCATAAATCTATCGGCTGTGTAATTACTTACTGTTGGATTAGTAAAAGATGTCCCGCGTTGCCAGATGTCCATACCGCCATTGATTATCGCGTTGCCGTTGTAACCTGACTGATAGCGCAAGCCTGTTGAAGTGGAAGAATCTGCTACAAGTGTCTCGCCATTGTTGCCTACTGCTAGGCGGGCAGGTGTGTCGTTGGCGGTAGCTGCAATTAAATCGCCCTTAGCGTCGACGATAGCGTTCTGGATAGCGTTTGAGTCGTCCTGAGCTACCCATGTGAAATCCATGTTCGTGTTAGAAGCTTTCGCTAAGACTTGGCCAGTAGTGCCGCCCAGAAGATCGCCCATCGACGTGTCGATAGCGTTGCCCAGTGTGCGAATCGCAGCTGCGCCGTCTTTAACTAAATCTACGTCGTCGGGTTCTTCCCAGCCGAACAGAGGACTAGTGGCCATTATTGCTCCTTTATGCGACTACTGTCGCGTTATTCCATGTAAGTGTAGAAGATAAAGTATTCCATCTCTCGGCGACACTCACGTTCTCCCACTTCATCGACTGCAAGCTGAAAGCTGTAGGACTTAGATTAAGAGTTAAGTCGAGACGATTCTTTCCAGCCGAGAACGTCCAGCCCTCGACGAAACCTTGAAAGCGACCGAGAAGCATGTTCGGCGGAAGATTTGTAATGTCTAGCGGTAGACCCATAAAGACACCCAGAAGAGCGTCGCGATCTGAGTCGTCGATGTTGCTGTTTCCAAGTGTGAAAGTGATCGCTTGGAACTGGCTCTGTGGGAATGCTCGAAGTCCAAGATAGAAGTTAGCTTGGGCTGTTGCGTCTACTGACTTCTCTAAAGTTGTCGCGATGATCTGCGCCTGTTGTCCATAGATACCGATCGACTGTGAGTTGCTGGCCGATTCTTCTTGGCTGTTTTTATACTGAATCGTTACCTTGTTGCGAACGTCTGCAATTCGCTTAATAGTAGAGATCGAAGAGGCTAGAGCTTGTTCGGCTGAAACTTCTGTGTAGCCGTTAGCTGCTAGGTATTGCGCTCGATGTGTGCTGTCCGCGTACCCGATTCGTCCAGAAGAATCTTCGTAGATGTAACCAAGTCCAGAAGTTGCCAGCGTATTTATTAGCGAATAGATGTCTGTCGTAGAAGCTGATCTAGCTGTGAGTTCGTAATCTCCTGGGCGATCGATCTCTCCCAGTCCTACGTTCTCCGCTGTTGCCCATGTCGTCGTCGCGTCGTAATCTGCCCATGTTACAGCTGGAGCTACTTCGTTCCAGTTATTGAGAAGAAGATCTTCTAACACTGAGTAAATCTGATCGCCGTCGTAATCTTTAGCTAGGACGCCTTCTGTAAGGCTAGACGGAAGCTTCGATAAAGCTCCCAGAGCTGTAACTCGGATAACCTGATTCGACTGTGATCCGCTAGTGTCGACGATTGAGACCTGAATGTCTGTAACGTCTCCACCGAAGAGATTAACGAAAGTTCCAGAAGAGTTTTTAACCTTGATTAAGACGTTATCGTTAACGTCGATCTCGATAGGAGATTCGTCTAGATTAATAATCTGAACAGAACAGTAGCCAGCTCTAGGCTGCGAATAGATGTCTGTTCGGCCAGAAGTAATCGTAAGATTCGCCAGCGTTAGATTCGTGTAATCTCCGCCGCCGTTGATCGTTACCTGCCATTCGGGAGTCCAGACGCTCATTAGACGCTCACTAAGCTATTAAAGCCACCGCCGCCGCGAGCTGCGGATCGATTGAGAACGTCGACTACTGCGCGAGCTGCACCTTCTGGATCTCCGACGATTCCCATGTTAATCGTGATTCGTTCGGCTGTTGAAAGTCCGCCTGTAGCTGTAGATCGAGCCGCCGCGTTAGCTGCGCGTTCATTACGAAGTCTTTCGGTCTCGGCCTTTAGAGCTTCACGATCTAGAATCGCTTGCTGCATAGCTGGAGAGTAAGCAGATAGCGGCGCGCCTGTAAAGGTCGGAGAAGAAGCGTTAGGCGCGAAAGTGCCGCCAGCTCCACCGAAGCCGCCAGAAGTATCTACAGAGACTCCACTACCGCCATCGCCGAAGTCGACGCTAGCCTTCAAGCTTTTATCGTTGCCACCGCTAAAGAGATTTGTAATCGGATTATTCTTGATAAAGTCGACGATCTTCTTTATACCGTTGAAGGCAGAAGTCAAGAATCCCACGAAGTTAGAGAACGCTGTAACGAGTCCAGCGATGATCGTTCCGATTCCCTGTAGAGCTACCTTAAACGCTCCGCCAAGGATTGGAGCTAAGTAGTCTTTAATGAAGTTCCAGATACCTTTTAGAAGCGAGAAGAATGGAGCAAGCTCTTCGGAGTTAGCAGAGACCGCGTTCTTCACTGTAGTAAACGCAGAAGCTAGTCCTTGGAAGATTGGCTTCACGATTGAAGTAATCGCTGGGATTATGTCGCTGATTAAGAACTTCCACCATGAAGTCAAGATAGGAAGTAGGTCGTCGCGAATGACCTTAAAGATAGCCGTAAACGCTGGCCCCAGCGTTACGGATAATCCAGAAGCGAAGTTCTGAATAGCTGGGATTCCTTTATCGACGAAGCTGGAGATTAACGGAGTGATCGCGTCTAGGACATAAGAGCCGACTGTCTCCTTAGCCTCGTCGAATGCAACAGTAAGACGAGCCATCTTTCCTTGGAAAGTGTCGGCTTGCTTGGAAGCTTGTCCCTCGAAAGTCTTAGCTAGAGAAGCTGTTATCTGCTCCATCGACATAGTTTTAAGCTGCGCAGAAGACAGTCCTACGCCTAACTTACCGAGCGCGGCTGTGTTACCTTCCGCCGCCTTAGCCATGGCGTTCGTGACTGCTTCGAGTGACTTGCCACTTCCAGCCGCTACGTCGATAGCTACTGACTGAAGTTCTTGCGCTTTCTGGACGTCTTTCGTAGCGCGAACGAGTCGATCTAGTGACGGACGAAGCTCATCGTCTGTAAGTCCTGTAAGAAGTGAAGTCTTAGTTATCTGTTCTTCTACAGCTTTAATCTGGGTATTAGTAGCCCCTGTAACGTTCTTTAGAGATGTCGCTAGCTTGACCTGAGCGGCTTCGTCCGCGATCGCCGACTTAACGCCATCGATGAGAAGCTTTCCAGCATAAGCAGCGGCAGCAACAGAAGCAGCCGCGAAAGCTGCGGCGGCTACCTTGCCGAACTTACCGATACGATCCGAGAAGCCTTCGACTTCACCCTGCGCGCCTTTAACGCCCTTCTTTAGTTCGTCGAAGTCGGCGTCGAAAGTTATCTTTACTTTTGGAATGCCAGCCATTAGTCGAGACCCGCTTTCTTAATTACGCCCTGAATAAGATCGATGTATTCTTTCGCGACTATCGGCGTGTAATAGTCAACAGCTGGAGCGATCCAGTAGCCGCGCTTATTGCGTGGAGCCTTGAATCTATCGGTGTAAGCGCGTCCGAGTGAATCTGTACCTCGACCGCCGCCGTATTCCGTTCCCCATAGAAGCGCACCCGCTGGAGCTGCGTTCTGTCGGACTTTATTACCTTTACCGCTCTTAGAAGATTCCCCGCCGTACTTACGACCGACTTTCTTCGATCCACCGATGTCCACGCGAATAAGTCGATCTCGCTTAGCTGTAATCGTCTGAGCTACGAGCTTAGTCTGTGGAGCTGGCGCACCCTGCGCGCTCATCATGAGCTGACCCGCTAGACGCTTCGATAGTGGTAACGCGGCGTCGCGGATCTCGTTCTGTGTTTCTTTATCGAGAAGATTAAGAGTCTGGATCAAGTTTTTAAGCGCAGCTGGCTCGACCTCTATCGAGTAGACGCCCTTCTTACTTGCCATTCTGCCTCTCCAAGATCTCTATAGCTGTGAGTAAATCTTCTTCCGTCTTCCACTCGCTCATCGGAATCTGTGTCGCTATTGCGACCTCGATTAAGATTCGATTTAAGCTTCCGACGCTCCAACTTTTGGGTCTGACCTCTTGCTGGTAATCGATTCGATAGTTTCGATCCAGACTTCGTAAGGTTTAACTGGATTCCCAGCCGCTTCGCGTTTCATCGCGTTATAAGCCAAGAAGTTAAGACCTTCGAGTCCGAGTTTTGTCTCTGCTTCGTTCACTGTGGTATTGAACTTTCGTTCCCACTTAACCCATTCTGGATTGGCCGCGACGTATGTCGCGACCTCTCCAGAGATGAAAGTTACTTCTAGTTCTGTTTTCATGTTAGCTCCCGATTCTTTTCTTAGCTAAATGTCTCTGTAGGTGTTCCCACGACTGTAAAGCTAAGGCTAACAGTCTGCGCGCTTGGTGATGTGCCGCCCACGCTTGGGAAGATTGGAAGAACGTTAAACGCGAAGACCGCTCCTGTAACAGCTGTTAACGATACCGCTAGAGTCGAGTTCGGAGCTGATTCTGCCGCTGTCCATAGAGCTTCGCAGAGTGAGCCACTTGCGCCCCAGTCTGAAAGCATTTCTACGTCGAAAGTCCACTGCTTGTCTACTGACTTATAAGCTGGAGTAGCAGCTAGAACGTCGTAACGATCGATAGTTACGTCGCAGCTGAGCGTCGCGCTTGTTGCTTGTTCATTGTAAGAAGTGGTCGCGATCGTAAACGAAAGATCGCGCCCTGTGATTACGGTCGTGGCCATGTTTGTCTCCTAGTTTGTCTGTGTGTAGTAAGTGGCGAGCTGAATCTCTCCTGCGAGAATCTCGGACGCGCCTATGTTTAACGGAATCGGATTCGATACGTCTCCGACTTCATACCCTGACGGTATAGCCGCCAGAATGCTTATAACGAGCTGCTCCCAGTTATCGAGCGCGCTCTGATTATCGTAGATCGCTACGCCTACAGTCATAACTAAATTAACCTTTAGCTTGACGTTATTCTTACCTAGAAGCGTGGGCTGTAGATAAGGGACGTTCGGGACTATCGCAGCGAATGGAACGATCGGCGACTCTGGGACAGAATCGTAAGTATTCGCCGCGACTCCTGCGATAGCTGTCTTTAGTGGAGTGCGAACGCTTGAAAGAATTGTGCTGGTTGGCATTATCCGACCATCGTGTCGACGTCGATGTAATTACCTAAGAGGCCTACGACGCGATTTAACAAGCTGCGCCCCATGCGATAGGGACTCGAAGCGAAATCTAGCCCCTCGATCTGACCGCCCGCAGCTGTGCGAGATTGAAAGACTTCGATGGATACCGCGTAGATCGCGGACTCGATGGAAGCGTTACCGACGTAAGAAGTCGGACTGTTCGGCGTAGCTGTTCCCGCTGGAATAACTCGTTCTGGAGTGTGGTCTGCGATGTCATGGGCTACGGTAAATCTAAACTCGTCGATAACTGTTAAGACTGTTTTATTTTGTAGGGAGTGGATTCCTACGCCTTCGATGTCTACTACTTGTCCCACGTAAAAGTTATGTCGAGTCTGTGTAGTAATGGTCTCGATGTCATTGACGCACTTATGCTCAATAACGGAAGACTGCCACGCTGTAAGCAGCGGAAGAATCGACTGCTCGGCTGTGTCGATTATGTCGTTTAGATAACTGTCATCGTAGAGAGAAGAGCTAACGCCAAGGACGGATCGCAGCTGTGCAGCTGTAATGATGTTCGGCACGTTAGCTCTTCCCTTCTACTGCTCGACTAGCTCGGGAGCGAACTAGTCGATGTCTGATTTATTCGGTTTATGACTTGTTATTCTTGAATGCGCCCGCTGCGATCTTGGTCGCTAGTGCGCCGTAACCGTAGTAGCCGACAGTGATCTGGCCAGAAGCGATAACGTTCGCGCGAAGCTGGAACGTAGGTCCCTCGTACCATGTGTAAGCGTCTGGGTTAACGATCAAGATCGTTCCGTCTGCGTCTGTTGCTGCTAGTGATGGATCTACGTATAGATCAAGTCCCGCAACTGAACCGCGAAGCGAATCTGGACGAGCCACGCCGCCAGCATTCTGAGGCTGTTGCGCCATGTAGATAGGGCGTCCGCTGTCGTTTAGCTGCATTACGTTTGACCATTGGCCAGTTCCCATAATGATGTTCTTGGCGAAACCATTTGGAAGTCCAGCTGTAGCTCCGTAAACAGAAGCAGCTCCGCGAGCTACGACTCCGAGAAGTTCGCTAGCTGTTGGGTAAGTTGTTGTGCCTGTTCCGTCTGCTGTTGCAGCTGAAACTAGAGCAGCTGATACGAATGCGTTCTCTGCCTTCGCCTTGGCTGCGGCCATGTTACGCACAAGCTCATCGAAGAACGCTGGAGAGCTGCGGTCGAGGATTTGTGTCGAGAAGGTCTGCTGGCCACTGAAGGTCTTAACGTCCACTGAGATGAACGCGCTGTTCTGATCTGTCTCTGATGGAGTTCCGTCTTCCGCTGTTACTGCAACAGTAGGAGCGACAGTAATCTTAGGAATCTCGAAAGTCATTCCAGCGTCTGGAAGTGTTCCGCGAGAGATCGCGTCGATTGATGGACGGATCATTGTTGAAAGTCCGTTTACAACTTCTGCCATCTGGCGAGTAGGTACTAGACCCGCGTTATCTGTTGTGTTATCCGCAGCTAGAACGTACTGGCGAGCTTGATCGTCGCCCATCGCTGCGCGGATTGTGTTTTCCACGTACTTAGCAGCTGTGAACTCTAAGCGTGGCTTGGTGAATGATCCGCCTACGATTGGCTTCGCTGCGGCTGTGATTGACTGAGCAGCTTCGACCGTCTCGACGGTTTCCGCGTTTGTGACGGTGTTGTCCACTTCGTCTCCTTCTGTTGTTGGTGTTACTTCCTCTTCCACTGTGGAATCGGAAATCTCTTCGGCGACTTCTTCGCCTTCTGTTGCAGCTACTTCGCTAACGCGAGCAGAACGAACCGCTGGCTCTGTAACTAGTGCGACGCCAGTTAATTCTCCAGCGAGAACGCGCATAGTGCCGTCTTTAAGCATGACGTATTCGTCTACCGCTAGTTCAATAGAGAAGCCGTCGCGTAGTCCGTCCATCGCTTCGACCAGGGCGTCTGAACCCGAAGTCGTGTTAGTTATCTTGAAAACCGCGTCGATTGAGTTAGTAGCTTCGTTTAAGTTCATCTCTAAACTTTTTCCGATGGGTCTTGATCTGTCATGCTCTAAATTAAGTTTTACTGGAGCTGGAGTTATTGAACCTTTAGCGAAGATTACTTTTCCAGTCGAAGCGTTTGCAGCTTCCTCGAATGCGACGATACGCCCGCTAATAGTGCGAGAGTTAGAATCTGCCGCTGTGATGTTCATCGGTGTAGTTATTTTCATAGAAGTAGATCCTCTTCTTCTCGGATTTCATCGATCGACATAGCACCGATTCGATTTAGGATTTCGTAAACTTGCGCGCGTTCCATTGGATTACCGCGTAGGAAGTCGTCAAGATCGAACTTCACTTCTTGTCCAAGCGGAGTAAAATCGGATAAAGATAAACGCTGTTCGATTACTGTCATAAGTGGACGAAGTGAATAATCGATAAGAGAACGTCGTTCGCTAACTGCATTCGAGTAAGTGAAACTGTTCGGCTCTGCGCTTGCGAAATAAGCGGGAAGCCCGGCGGCTCTGCATAGTTCTAAAGCTAAGTACCCGCGAGCTTCGTTAAGTTGAAGATTCTTAGGATCATAACCGACAGTCTCGATCGATACGTCGCCGTTCAAGAATGTAACAGCTTTAGAAGTTCGATTCTTAAACGCTGCTACTAATGCAGCTACGCGATCTTTCGGAAGTGCGACGCCAGAGTTTTTTAAGATTGTCTGTGGATTTGGATCGATTGCGAAGTCGTAAGCTGTTTTCTCTAATGCCGAAGCTGCGCGGATTGTACGTCCAGCGCGATTTAAGATTCCTTCATCGAGTCCAGTAAAGACGACTAGTTCGCTTGGATCGATGTAACTTCCATCGACTGCATAAGCGTCGATCTGTGTTCCCATCGAGTTAGTCTGAACAGTTACACGAAGAGGATCGATCCTTTCCATGTCCTGAATGCGACCAGTATCGGCATAGCGACGGATTACGCGAGCGTACCCATAACCGTAGAACAGAATGTCTTCGGCTAACCATGCCCAGAACGCAGAACCCGCGATTCTTGAATCTGGCTGATTAATGACACGCGGCTGTTGAACCTTCTCACCTGTTGCGACGTTGCGAGTGTGCATCTCGAAAGATCCGAGAGTCGTACAGATTATGTTACGCGCGCGAGCTAGAGCTGGAACTCCCATCGCTTCGGTACGAGTAGCGGTTTGGTTATTCATGAAGTAATAACCGCCGAGAGAGTTAATCGAGTTAACTGGATACAGTGACTCCGCAGCGTCTACGCTAATAGAAGCAGCTGGAGACGCAGCGTTAACCTTCGGAACGAATAGATCGAATAATCCCATGCCGCAATTCTAGAGACGCCGTTACAGCTACCCGACCATGATGTCAAGATCCGTCGCTGGGCGTGTCGCGTAATGCGTGACTAGTGCAGTCGCAACCGTCGCGCAGACAGTCGACTGTGAAGCTCTCCGTCCGATAGTCCAGCCACCATCGCCGAACGGAAGTCTCGCAGCGGATAGAATCTGCTTGGAGAGTTCTGTCTGTTTCGGGTCGTGTCGTAATCTCTTCGATGTGATCGCTCCTAACAATTCGTCGCAAGCTTGGCCGTACAATGCGCCGTCGATGTCTGAGATCGGAATCCCAGCGGGAACTAATCGCGCAGCTATAGCCGACGCAGTTCTCTTAGAATAAGCCACTGTCTCGACTGGATACTGTTTCGTATAGGGAGCGATGTCGTTAGCGATCGCCTTATCGTCGAGGTTAATCGGGTTATGCCAAGTGTGAAGAAGTTTTACGAAGAACCGCTCGTCGTCGATCTGTTGAGCAGCTACTAACGCAGCGTCGCGACGATTTGGGCTAACGTCAATTCCCAGCCAAGTCGTCTTCTCTGGATCAAGTTCCAAGCCTTCTTCTCCACACTGATTCCATTCTTCGGCGGGGATAGCAGCTGAGATCGTGGCGACCCATCTACATAAGACTTCTGTCTTTACAACGTCTGGCGGATCGTTGAGAACGGCCCGAATGTTGTCGATGTGGATCGTGTGACCCAGAGCTGGGTTAGCCATCGCCGCGCCTTTCCAGAACGCGGGAGAATCGTCGATCTTCTCGTAGTTAGACGAATACTCGAAGTAACCGATGTCATCGTTTGCGGCCGCGCTCATGCCACGTTCGCGCAGCTGATTAAGAACGACCGAATGCTGATCTCCCGCATTCGATAGCGTCCAGAGCTGAGGCGACTTCGCTGCCATCATCGTGTAACGAAGCGACGCCCATGTGGATTCATCTTTAAGCTCTCGGGTCTCATCGACGAAGACGGTCTCGGGCTTAGAGATACCGCGAGCAGCTGAACCGCCAGCTTTAACCATGTACCGACCGCCGCCGAACTTAGACTGTAGCTCGATCTCTTCTGAGCCATGCGCCCAGCGAATCTTCTTCACTTGTTTAGCTAGTTCTTCGTTCTCTTCGATGATGTTAACGATGTCTCTAAACGTTTCCAGAGACGTAGTAAGTCGATGAGCTGTTCCGATCTGGAGTCCGTCCTGCCATAAGAACAGCCCAGCCAGAGCGCGAACCTTCATAAGCGTAGTCTTACCATTCTGGCGGGCTACGACGACAGTCACCAAGGGAGAAGCCCAGCGTCCGTCTGGCTTAACTTTATGAGCTTCCATGGCGACCCACTTCTGCCAAGGTAACAGCGGAAGCTTGATTGAGTCCGCGAAGTCGATCAATTCCTGCCCGCGTGAGGGTAGATCTCGGAGTTTAGAGTGGATTCTTGGAGTTACAGAGCCTAGAAGTAGTCCTGTAGTTCCCTCTAAAACCGATGTAGGGCTATCTGAGCCTATTGCGACCAGTTTGGGTCTTCCTGAGTCTCCTGCGTGGCTATTCATGCTTTATCGAGTCGTTTGGTGGTGAAAGAAGACCTCGGGAGAGAGTGGCGGTGGAATCCCCATTATAAAAAACACCACCAGTCTTCTTCTTAACTAGATCCATCTCCTCTGGAAGTCGATCTTGGCGTGAGAAGTTACACCGCTTACAAGCTGCCACTAGATTATCTGGATCGTCTGATCCGCCTCTAGCTACTGGGATCACGTGATCGCAAGTAGTAGCTTCACCAGAACACCAGAAGCAGATCCAGCCGTCTCTATTGAGGATACGCAAGCGAAGCTTCTTCCATTGTGTCGAGTTGCTCTTACGCTGTGAGTGTAGAGTCATTAGTAATAGTTCCTCTCTTGATGGAATGCCCACGCTTTACAGTTACTACCATAACGATTCGTAATGTATTTAAGAGTAGCGTCTATCTGTCTGAATGGATCTAAGTCTCTGTAATGCTTGGACTTCATCTGGCCTAGTCCGTAATGACTTCCATTCTTCGCTACGTAAGACCACCGAGATTCCTTAGTGATGATTCTGTTAAAACACTGGAACTCTTTATAATCCAAGATTCGACTATGTGCATAGAGCTTTAGATGATCTATTGAATAGTTCTTAGCTGTTGCTTCTGGAATGCTTGTTATTGAAGTGATGGCCGCTAGGACATAGACCGCGCCCATTAGCTGCATTCGCCCTTGCGAGCTATCCGCCTCAGCGGCTCGCTTCAAGCGATGACAGCGTAGCAAGCGTGTCAAGTTTAACAGTGTAATGAGCGTACTCTTGGGCGTGTTCAACAGCCTGTGGATAACGTATGTGGATAACTTCATGGCTTACCGCCCCAGCCGTTACCCTTAAACACGATTCCACCTAACGAGTAAACGCGCTTCATGGGAACAGTGCAGCTCTCACAGTAAGGATCTCTGGCCAGTGTGTCCTCGATGGATCGCTGGACTTCTATCTGCTTCGAGCAGACTTCACACCTAAACTCATAGGTCGCCATTAGCTTCTCCCACTAGTGCCACTGTCATCGTCGAGCAGACGCAGCACTGAATAGTCTTTACGTTATCTGGAAGGTTATCTGTAATTACACGAATGAGCTGCTGTGTTTCCTTCTTGCAGACTCGGCACTTAAAGCGTAGCTGTTCCATAGTTCGATCCCTTTAGATTCTCGATGGGCTGTAAGTTCTGCTGTGTGACCCACCATGTCGGCTGTTTAGCGTGTTTGTATCTTGGCCGCTTGGCCATGGCTACAGGAATCCACCCTGCTAGCTTGTAATTCGGAGATGATCCAGTGACCAGAATGGCCACGTCTGTAACTCGATCATTCTCGTAGACGATGAGCTGTCCAGCGTCGTAGCGTGTCCACCGGACTTCGATGTTAGATCCCACGTCTGCCGTCTGCTTAAACTTAGAAGCTCGCGGATCGAAATCCACGAACCCTAAGAATCTAGCGACGAGAATCTCGGCGACTATCGACTCGGCGACTTGGGCGACGTAATCATGAAAGCCTAAAGATCTGTCGTAGCGGCTGGAATGATCTGGCTGTCCGTAGATCTGAGCGATACGTTCTAGAGCTACTGTGTGAGCTAAGACCTTATCTTCGATCGTAGGTTTAACCTTCATCTACAGCCACCGCAGAGCCAGATTAACTTCTCTCCGCCTTGGCCTTTCGTATAACCGAACGCGTCTAGCTTCGTCCACTTGCTACAGCTGTCGCACTGCTCGACTTTATACTCGGCGATCACTTCGCCATTATTAAGCAGCTTTCCGATTTTAGTCTGAGGATTAAGAAGCTCTATGTAACTGCTCATCTTTAGACCTGTGGCTTCCATTTACCATCGCTGGCTAATACGTACCAGTTAGGAGCGCACTGTGTGGCCTTAGTGCGTTCTGTGCAGAAATAGCCGCCCCAGTTCTTAGGCGCGCCTTCGTGGGCTTGCTTCCAGATTCGATGTCCATGGCTGCACTGTGGAGCTTCTGCCACTAGCTCTCCGCCTAGCTGCTTCTTAATCTCGTCCATCGATGATCCAAGGCTAGGAATGCCGCTCTGTTCTGCTTCTTCGGCAGTCTTAAAGCTTGGCACTTCTCCGAACTTCTGAGTCCAAGGATCGTAATCGTCGACTGTCGAGTTGGCTACCTTCGCGCTAATTGTTTCGACCTTCTCCATGTCCTGACGAGTTGGACGCTTATCTGCGCCCAGGAGTAGACCGATTGCTCTTCCGATCGCTGAGGTAACTGTGTCCTCGACGAAGAACTTCTTCATGTTGACGTTATAAGTCGCCACGTTGCCGAATGCGTAATCTGTAGCTGACGGATTGATGTCTTCGTACTCGCGGAAGATCTGAGCTTGAATAAGGACGTAGCCCTTCTCTGCGTTAAAGTCCACGATGTTCGTCTGGACTCTAGCTGTCGGGTGTGTAACCCACAGTCTGGCAATTCGAGCTGCGACGTCTTCGTAATTGTCTAAGAAGCTCATTACTTCACGTCCTTAGCTGCATGGCGTGAGATAGCGCGACCGCGCTTAAAGCCTTCTCGCTCACCTTCGCGATAGCCGACTGAATAGCTCATAGCTGCCCATAAGATCGCAGCTATAGACATAGCTACGAAGATTCCTAATTCGTTCATTATTGCTCCCGATACTGGGAACGACGTTCGCGCTCCCTATGTAAAGAGTGAAGCAAGAACGCGCATAGGTCAAGATTCCCGCGTGTCTGTCGGCGTGTCGATTGGCGGTTTCGGCTTGGACTTTAATCCGTTACCCGCTAAGACTCCGCCCAGAGATCCAGTTAAGAAGATCGAAAGTGTTTTAAGTAGATCGATGAATGCCGCGTCGTTAGGAGCTTGCGCTCCGATTGGCTGTGTAACGAAGATAAGCGCGTAAGTAATTCCAAGGGTTACGATCAAGAAGACGAACGCTAAAGTCGCGCCGATTATGAGAATGAGCTGGGCGTGTATGTCCTCGGGACTACGGCGTCGAGTGGGTCTGTGGAGCTTCTTCTCCAAGGACGTCTTTAGTGCAAGTTCCAGTAGGGACGCACTCTGGCGGCTGGCATTCTGGCTTCGACCAGTTCTCGTATTCTTGGCATTCATAGCGTATCCAGCCCTGATAACCGCAAGCGGTAAGGCTGACCGAAAGGACTAAGGCCAGACCTACCGCGAGAGGTCTCCGAGTCACTTCCCCGATAACCCGAAAGCTGTGTCTTTAGGATTAAGCCAGCGTAGAACGACAGGCAGAACAGCGGCCGCGCCAGCTGTAAGGATCGCCTTAGGATCTGTCACTCCAGCCATGTAAACAGCAATAGAGGCAGCCAAGAAGCTACGCGCCCAGCTTGCGGCTAATGCCTTTAAGTTTTCCATTAGTTTTCTCCTTGGTCTTCGGCTTCGTTGCCGAGTCGGTAGGTACTTCGACGACTGGATAATCGCCAGCATAGGCCACGAACTTAGGACGTCCGAAGCCTACGATCTCTTTACCGCTCCCGAATGCGCGCTCCTTAATCATGACCATTCCGCCGTTACGCTGATCACCTGATCCCGAAGTGTTTCCCTCGATGGTAATTACTGACTTAGGCTTAACTCCTACGACTATTCCGATGTGCGAGATACGATCGACTCCATCATGCGGAAAGTCCATAAATGCAAGATCGCCGATCTTAGGCTCTGAATCTACCCAGCGACTTACTTCTTTAAGCTTATGCGCTCCCGCAGCTGTTGAGACCATCGATGGAAGCTTTACGCCCGCTGTATGGAATACCCAGTTACAGAACGATCCGCACCATGGCAGACCGTCGGCCTTAGTAAACTTTCCGTACTTCGTTAAGTTATCGCCTTCTTCGACTGTGCCTACTTCGGCCAGTGCTACTTCGACGACGGCCGCAGCTGTTCCGATTGGATAGGTCATTCGTTACCAGCTAGGTTTGGTGTGGATTGTTCCGCTTGTTGCTTGTCGTATTCTGTTTTAGGCATTGATGTGAAACCCGTATCCGTTTCAACAATTACGTGTGAGGTTATTGTGCCATCCAAGTTTTCAATTTCAATAATT